CATCAATCTTGTTCACCATGACATCGTCGCTCCCAACACGCCCACAAGCGTTGCGAAAGGAAACATCCTCGACGGGGAAGTGCTGAACAATGTTACGAAAACTCACTCCGTTGAGACACACCAACACAATGTCGGTGGTAACAAGATGGTAATCACTTTTCCGCACAATAGTGTGGTAATAATGATCACTCGGTTCGATGCCTCCTTTGGCACAAACACTGATCGTGACAGTGTCATCAAAGTCTCCAAAGGAATGCAAATGAATCAACGCATAACTGCCATACACGCCCAAGCAGTAAGTCTCCACCTTGGTCTTGCCTCGCACCACGCAACGTCTCTGGTTCCGCTGTACAAACTGTGACAACGACTTGAAGCCCGAAAGATGGAGGGAGGGTTGGATCGAAACATTGTTCCAAATCTTTGTTCCCTTCACCGGAACGCGCTTATAAGCCCTGCCACAGTGAAAGTGATCCTCCAATCTCTTCAGCTCGGTGGAAGCCGCAGAATCAACATTGAAAGATGAAGACTCACTGTGAGGATTTTCACTCTTCTCAGTGAAGTACTTGAGCAATTGCCACACCAAAACACAACCAGCACTCGCGAATGTCAAAAACGAGACAAGTTCGACTGAGCAGAAGGTGTCCTTGGTAGCATCTTCCAAAGTTAGATACGAAAACAAACGTTGTGAACGCATCCAGATGTGGTCGAACCTTCCAAAGAAGTTCCTGCGCACAGCAGAAATGCGTTCGGAAATCTGATTCCGACTCAATTTGTGAAGATCAAGTTGACAAACAACACTTATCACAAAAACGGCAGCGAGCCATAACACTCCCAAGTAATGCAAACCACACAACAGCACGAAAATCCAAAAACCTGCGAAGCCCTTGCGCATGTGACCCAGCAGCAAGAGTGCATACTCGACTGTGTACCAACAGACGTGACCAAGATCAAGTCCGATGGAAAAGAAGCTCGACAGCAAAAAACTGAAGAAAACCCACAGTGATGTCAGGTCAACAAAGTCACGAACACCAT